TATTCTTCACTCATTTTACATACCTTCCCAGCTAAGCTTAGCTATCCTAATAGCTTCTTTCATCAGTTCTTCTAGGCTTGTAAACTCATTATGCGGGAAGATTTGAATCAAAGCTGCGAATACTTGGCATGCTCTCTCAGACTTCCATACTTTCATTTCATTGAATCCTAGAGCTTGTTTGAATGCAGAGGTAGGCTCTACTGCTTTAGGCTGTGTATCAGCTCCTATGGACTCCTCAGCTACAGCTGGTGCAGTATCAGAGTAAACCTCTGTAATGTTCTTGTATCTGCCTTTGTCTTCTATCTCTACATCTATTCCTAGATTGTTTCTGAATGCATGTTCTAATTTAACAATATTTGTAGTGTCTCCATTATTAACAAAAATACTTAGCTCCCCATCAGCAGCAGTCTTCATCTTTGCCATTAAATCCCCTAGTTTTGTTTTGCTTTGGGAATAGCTTGTAATGTTTATAGTTTTTCTCACTTTGGATCACCTCCAACTTTCTTCATTAAATTCTCTCCATCATTTATGCTTAGTCCTAGTTTCCAAATCTTCTCTAAAGATGTGCTATTTATTAAAGTTCTAATAAATTCTTTTTCTCTTGTTGTTAATTCATTACTCATTTACATCACGCTCCCAGCCTTTTAGGCTTAATACAGCTATAGAAAAGAAGACTATATAAACTTTGTGAAGGATACATCCACCTTTTGCACGAACCAGAACAGAACTCTCTTTTTCCCTATAAGTTAGCACCTTTTATTTATATTACTTGTGGCAGATACCAACTAACCCTTAACGTCTGTCTACTCTCAGTTCCAGCCCAATCCCAATTACCCTGTCCAGCTATCCAATCAGAAGTATCTCTCACAGCTACATCTGTATCCCCTGCATTATTATAACTAGATACCCCTTGTGCTCCTAAATCTATATATACTGAGCTTGGTGCACCTATATTCTGAACTGCAAAAGTTCCACCATCAAATTCAGTTTGCCATTGTGCACCTGTTCCACCCCCTAATGTTCCACCAATCCAAGTGCCTATATAATATGAATTTTTCCATGAGAATGGATTATTCCCTGTAGTTGATAAACTTGAAACATGAGTAAATAACTCAACTTTAGTAACTATGGCTTTTTGAGGAATTCCTGCATTAGTATCATAACTTAAAAAATTTCTCCTTTCTGTTTGGAATGCTCCTGGAGTATCAATACCGCACCTATTAGCCCCTGTAGCAACACTCCACCCAAGGATTGCAGATTTTGTGATAGTTCCTGAAGTTCCACTTTGTGCTGTAAACTCAGTAACTCCCATTAGTCAAAATCCCACTCAATATGTAGTGCCATAAAGGTAATTGTGCTATCTGACTGACTATCAAACTGAATATAGACTTCTTTTCCACTTGGAACTGCTATAGATAGCCCTGTAGCGTCTAAAACCCCAGAACTTGTGTCAAATGCCCTGATTAATGTTGCATTTGTAAAACTTGACAAATTATCTGCATATTTTAAGTCTCCCCATACATTTTTGCCTGTTGTGTTCAAATCTACCTTAACACGAGTAACTTTTAATGCAGCTTCGGCTGTTGTGATAGGAACTTGAGTATCAATATCCCATATTCCATTTGGATCTAAAAGTGTTTTATCCCAGCTTTGTGGCATACTCTTAATTCTGTTTGTAGTTGTGATATTTGTGAGTGTGCTCGTTCCTGTTGCTGTTAAATTCCCATTAGCATATGCTTGAAAACTTGCTGAACCCTGTGTGCTATTGCCCAACCATAAATCATCACCTGCACCTGTAGTATAAATATCTCCTTGTGAGATTACATTTCCTAAACATTGAAGGTCATCACTTATCTCAAATCTATGACCTGTATCGTCCCACATAATATATTCAGCTGTGGGACTTCCCCCTTCATAAAAATATATTCTACTGTTTCCTTCAGCAGTTCCTAATTTTAATGAATTAATATTAATTATAGCTTTATCCTGCATATCTATCTCATCTGCAGTTATAAGCTGGGTTTCTGTCCCATCAACTTCCCATAAGCCTGTAACACCTGCCAATGCTTCTTTAAATTCTGGGTGTGATGCTATGCCTGAATGATTAGGTAAGAAATAGTCTGTTGCTATTGGTGTCTTGGGTTCGTATCTCTGCAGCTGCTTGACGATTCTTCTTTCTTTAGATAGCTGCCTCTTACGAGCCATTACAGCCCCGCTCTTAGCCTCTTTGGGACTAAGCTACTCTTGGTAGGGGTAAGGTTCATTTGTCTGCCTGTTTGCTTGGTAGTCTCTGCTGTGAGGCCTTCCTCAATAGGCCAGTAAGTCTTTAATTCTTTTTCAGAAGAAGTATTGTTAGCCATTTTAAGCCGCCTTAAGCACTACACATAGCCCTGTTTTATCTGTCATAGCAATAGTAATATCATCATCTATTACTGCACCTAGAAATGCCATCTTTGATGTGAATTCTGAATAACCATTTACAAATAATATGCTAGCTCCTAATGTGATAGCGTTTGCTGCTGTTACGCTGTTAGTTAAGTCTTTCATTTCCCACCAATCTGTTAAGTCTCCGCTAGTTCCTGTAATAGTATCTGGTGCTTGTCCTTGATAATCTTTCTTAATCTGTGCTGGGGTTAATGGTACTGTCCAGTATTTAACATCTGATATTCCGCCTTTATATTCTCTTATCTGAGCTGCTGCTCCAGCTTCCTCTCCAGCTCCTATGCTGCCATCATCTGTTAAGTTTAAATCACTAAACCATGTTCCGTTATCTGTAGCTAGTGTAGCTGTTTGTGCTACCTTCACACCATCAACATATAGCTTTGGTGCTTCTAGTGTAGCTGTCTGAGTTACTGCTACATGATGCCACTTGTGTGGTGTTATTACAATATTAGTTGAAGTATGCTCGAACTGATCTACAGTTGCATCATTACATTCAATTACTAGCTTGCCTGCTGTTACTCTAAGTGTTAAGAATTCAATAGCTGCTGTATCTCCACATGAAACTATCGCATAGTCTCCAGTCTTATCTGGTATGTTAACCCATGCTGTAAATGTTCCTTCTGTATCGTTAGCTGCTACTCTTGCTACTGCAAACTCATCTATTAAAGCTGCTTCGTCTCCTGTAGCTATAAACTTGAGTGCGTGTCTAGCTGGTGTTAATGCTCCTCTTGCGTATAATATATCTCCATCTGCCATTATGCGTCATTCACCGTCCCTAGTATTAAGCCTCTTTCTATAAGTTGTTTAATTAGTGTTCCTAGAATATCTGATAATTGGTCATTAGTTAAGCCATTGCAAGTTACAGTTACATTCTCTGTCCAATCACTTACTGTAAAGGCACTCTGAGTTGCTCTGTTATCTCTTAGATTTCTTGTGCTTGCTGCTACTTCTGTCATCTGCTATCACCTCTTTTTCTATCTTAGGCTCTTCAACATAATTAGCATACTGAGGCTTTAACAATCTTCTTGCTATTCTTTCTGTCCAGAACTTAATCTCTTTAGAATCCTCTTTAGCCTTAGCAAGTTCTAATCTCTTTTTACAAATATCTAATCCTGTTACCATTTTAAACCTTGATAGCTGTGATGACATACGCAGAATTTGGGTTCTCTAGTAAGCATTCGCCTTCTTCCCATACACGAATCTTCTTACCAATACCAGGGTCATCTACTATTGCTGTAGTTAATGGTGTGAATGACTTCCATACAGCTGTAGTATCTGGTAACCATAAGACTGCATAGCCTTCTATAAATGAAGTATTAACAACAACTCTTACACCTAGGATTTCATGAACTACTCCTGATCTAACTTTCTCACTTGAGAAGCCTGGAATAGAACTTCCTTTAACATTAATTAAATAGGTTATTAGGCTTGTGTAATCTCCTGGATGTAAAGCCATTATAGCTCCTTCTGGATTATATCTATATGTTCTCATACTTTCTTTAGCAACTAAAATATCTGCTATAGGGTCTCCAGTATCAGCATCATCCCATCCGTCAGCTGTTGCTGCTGCGCTTGGAACATCTGAACCACTTGCTGGAGTTCCGACAGTAGTGCTGTCTGAAACTACATTATAGATTCTGATATCAACTTGATTGCTTACAGCCTTTACTAAGTCTCTGACATTAGTAGCCATAAGGTCTATATCATTATCTTTTAAATCTTCAATAGTGAATGTTGGTGATTCTACAAAATACTTTCTTACATAAGAAGTTGTTCTAGTCCACTTAGCCTCTACAACTACTGGCAATGAACCGAATGATGTGTTTTGAATTTGACTTGCTGTGATGTCTGTTGTATCTGTGCTATCTAAGAAGCCTGCTGTTTTCTTATACCATCTAAGCTCTCTAGCATTAGTTGAAGCATTTCTTACAAACTTCTTCATTACCATTACTTCATCAGCAAAACCAGTTGCTAACTTGTTAATGTTAATTCCTCTTATGTCTGCTTCTCTTGAGCCATCAGCCATCTTAACTTAATCCACCACTTCCGCCTATACCAGGCTTTAGTTCTACTACCATTGTTTCTCCGTTACCACCACAATCTTCTAAGGATACTGCTGCACCAATACTCTGAAGTGTTGTAGCGTCTGAAGTCTTTAATCTCTGAGCTGTTCCTGATAATGCTAACACTGCACCTGCAGAACTTGCTGCACTGCCTGTTGCTTGGAAGATACCTTCTCTATAAACTGCTATCTTAAGTTTTCCGTCTCCAGAAATCTTTTCTTCTGCTGCAATACCTGCACATATCGCTTCATCATTAGATCCGTGAACTGCAACAGTCATAGGATTTGAAAGAATTAACCATGATCCTTTAGCATAAGCTGTGTCTGCACATGTCATTGGAATCGGTGGTGCTGTCTCATGAATTAGTATTGCTTCGTTTGTCATGTTTCTCTTTTAGTATGCTTGTATTTAAAGCTTTCCCTTTTCCTCTTTTATTCTCTTTTTAGCTCTTTCAATCAACATCTCTGCTATTTCTTGATTTATCTTGTTTGAGATTAGACTAGTCTCTTGTGCTTTTAGTATCTCTATCCACTGAACTTCTGTCGGAGTTCCTATCTTAATTCCTAAGTCCTCTGTTGAACTAACTGGCTTCATTTGGAATCTCACCTCTCATGATTGAGTCTTTGTATTCAGCTGGTGTTAACTCTTTCTTCTCTAGCTGTTGTCCTGCTTGGCTTCTACCGCCCATGTTATCTCTCAGCACTTCCTTAGCTTTTAAGCTCTCATATCTATCAGCTGCTTTGTTAAGCTTTGCTGCAGCATCATTCATCTTATCAACTGCTGCATGAGCTTTATCTATTTCGGATAATTCAGAAGGAGCCTCAGCTCCTTCGTCATCAACAACATCTTCTCCGTTGTCTGGTTCTTTCTTTTCGGTTTCTTCTGCCATATTTATCACTCTCCTATTTTGTTTTGACTGGGATTGCTACTCCACCTATACCTGCAATAATTGCAAAGACCATTAACAATAAAGTTCCATTAATGCCATTCATCAATGCAACACATTCAATTATTGTTAATGCTACTATAGCTGCTATTAACACTCTCCAATCTATCTTTTTAGTTTTCATCATTAAAATCCTTGTCTCCTTCTTCTGGGAAGTCAAACTCTTGGAATTCCTCTGGAAGTTGAGCTCTTAATGCATACTGGTCTATCTCTAATCTTATCAAATCTATAGCTGCTTGGTCTGCATCAGCTCCTGTCAATATGATATTTCTGAATGGCCACATGATAGGGTTTACTTGTGTGCTAATTGTTAATTTTTGTTTAGCTAAATCTACTGCTGCTTGAGCCTCATCTGCTAGAGCAATAGCTTCTTCTCCACTTAATAAACCTGAATTAAAATCTTTCTGAATTTCTTTTAGATGAAACTTCTGGCCACCTATGATGTTATCAGCTGCATACCAATCCGTCAATACATCAGCACCTACTACTGCTGTGATTCCTGCAGTAGAAACTCCTCTTATTACTTTAGCATTTGCTGCACCTATAACTCTTGCACCTACAAATGCTGCTAAGCCTTCTTGTGCTATTCCTTTAATCTCTCCAAATGCTTCTTCTCCTGTAGTTGATATAGCCTCTGCTGCTGCTTCTCTTCCTTGAGGTGTATCGCCTCTAGCTGGAAGTCCTAATAAATCTGTTAGTTTTCCAGCTGCTCCTGTAGTAACAATTTTATTAAATCTTTCTTTCAATGCTGTTCCTAAACCACCTACAAACTCTTTAGTCTGCTCAAACTCTGTCTGCTCTGGAGTGATACCAGCTTCTTCTCCTTGCTTAGCTGCTAGATTCTCTGCAATCCTTTTCTTCTTAACAGCTTCTCTCTCTTTAGTTCCTAGTATTTTCTCGCCTGGTCTTGCTAGATTCTCTCCTACTTTCTTACTAAACTTAGCACCGCCTAATACCTTCCTTTGCTGCTTTCCACTCTTGAAATCTGCTAACCTTTGTGCAGATTGTTCTGGTGTTTCTCCTTTCTTTTTGAATTGTCCAGCAAAAGCTCTCCCCGTTCCTGGATGTCTAGCTATTTGACTAGCTGTTCCTAATCTTGATATCTTTCCTTTGCCCCTTTTTCTTACCATTATGCTCCACTCCCTGCAGTAGTCTCATTAGGCTGAGCTGCTCCATTAGTTGCATCTTTAGAATTATCTGATAATAATTCATTCTGCAAGCTGATTGGGAAATCTAATTGTATACTTAATCCTAGCTGTTTTCCTACTTGCTCTATTATTTGCAACTGCTCCTCTCTAACTGTGTTCTCAAAGGATAGATATGCAATCTTAACAGCTGCTTCTGTGATACCACCTACACCACCTACAACAATCTTAGGCACTCCAGCAGCTTCATAGAATCTATTGTCTAAGTATTCTAACCACTGGATAACATTTATCTTAGATGCTGCAGTAAGCTCCTTGATATCCTTTGTAGTTCCCTTAGGTGCTATGATAGCTTCTTTCTTACTTATTGCATTCTTCCATTCAGTTTTAAGTGTGTTTATCTTAACAGTATCATCAGTCCCACTCTCTAGAATTATCAAAGGCCATACAGTTCTATGAACAACAGTTCTCCAATCTTCCATAGCTTCGCTCTTAGTTTCTATAATCCACTTTAAGCTTTTACATAAGCTCTGGCCATGAATCTCATCAGCAATTCTATTTCTGCATAGATGGAATATCTCTTCTGGTTGGAATGTTTTCTCTACTTGTTTTGAAGTCTTACTCATCATCTCATACCTTATGATGATTCCTTTAGGATTAGCTACTATCTTCATAATTCCAGTATCTAATGGCTTGAGATTAATCAAAGAATTATCATCATCTCTTACTTGCTCAGCAAAAGCATCACCACCTACCTGATATGTTCTAATCATATTCTCTATAATTGTGTTAAAAGTATCACTGCCATTTCCCTTCATAGAATCCAAAATAAACATAGTTGTAGGATCTCCCTTCACACCATCAGATATCATCCATGTAGCTTTAGCATCTATAACCTTCTTCAACTCTGGGGCTTTCTCATTATGATAAAGCCCTAGCTGGTTGCTCCAATCTGAGTTAACATACTCAGTCTCCTTATCTCCAGAAGCAGCATCAGTCTCTTCTGAAGGGATACTTATCTCTTGTATGCTTCCGTCAAAGTCCGTTGTGTCTGTTTGTCCTATTTCATATTCTGGCATCTTAATCTCCTAATCTAAATGGTATATGAAGCTTGAAATAATCATCAGAATCTGTTGGGTCTACTCCTACAGCACAATTAGCTATAGTATCTCCACCACCAGGCGTCATGATAAACTCCATCTTTATTTGGTCTCCTATCCGATATTTAGTTCTTGGCAGCACCACACTGCCTGTAAATGTTCTTTCCTCATTACCACCTTCAGTAATGCTCCAGCTTGGGCTAGTCCAAGTAGTTCCTATCTGTGTTGAAGTTGTCCCATCATAATGATAAAACTTAATTACAAATGTGATATCATCTCCAGCTCCGCCTGTTGCATTAACATTAAAAGTGAATAAAGTATTTCCATCTATTACTCTTGGAAGTGTAAAAGCTCCTGAAAAGAAAGTGAATGTTTGTGCTGAATTAAAAGCAGTAGCTACAAAGTTAGCTTCTCCAGAACCAGAACCTGGCCTTAAAGCTGTAGTATCAATATTATACTGCAAAGCTGCAGCTGTATCTCTTGTTATGAACAACCAATAATCAACAAGACCTCTACCATTAGCTATATCATCAAAATTGAATAATTTATTTGTATTCGTTAGCTTATGTGTTGGCATGTCTAATCATCTCCTCTATGCTTGGTATCTTAGTATCATTTCTATTTTCAAACAGAACTGCATTCTGTGAGCTTAACATCTCTTGACTCATCAGTTGTCCGCCATGCCGAATATCACCTAACAATCTTCCCCACTTCTCTGTTCTATTCTCTGGGTCTATAATAATCTGAACATCCTCACCATCAATCAATCCTGCTAGATGGTCTCTTGATGCTGCTCCATCTGGTGTGTTCATCTCTGGTGCATCTATAAGAACTAATCTCAATGGAAAATCAAAGTCTCTCTCATCCCATTTAAGAGTCACAGTATCACCATCAGTTACTCTCACAACTTTAGCATCAAAGTCTTCAAATATCTGCTTGTGTGGGCTATCCCAATAGTATCTTTCTGCTTGAGTGTTTGTTAATTCTGGAAACCTAACAAAGTCATGTGCCATTATACAACCCCCTTGGTAGGGTCTACTATAAATCCTTGCTTAACCTTATCTTTCAATAGACCCCAATTCTCATTTATGTTTAATTGTAAATCATTCAGCATAGCTAAAGCTTCATTGATGTTTGTGTATCCCCCCATATCATACCTGATGCCGTTCTTGGCAACCATGCTTGAAACAAGGTCTGATAAGATAGATTTAACATCCACATCTAAAGCCGCATAAGCATCAGAAAAATTATATCTAGCAATTACATTCACTTTGTTCTCTGCTTGCAGAACCCAAGCATCATGCATACCATCTGTTAAGTCTGGACTAACACCAGCACCTTCTTTAGATGTAATCTCTATCTCTGTGGTCATGATTGAAGTAACAGCCATTATTTGATTCCTCTTATTGCATGAGCTAAATCTCTGATTGCATGAGCCAATACATACATATCATCAGACACATCAATATCTTCACCCTTAACCTTAATCTTCTTTCCTGCCATGATTTCCCTTTATTAACCTAATATTTAAATCTATCTAAACCACATCCCCTGACTTCTTTCATGCAAACCCCATGCAGCTCGTATCAAACCCTCAGCTATATGGCTGTAGCTTCCCCATATTTTCATCCTGCCTGTCTGAGGATCATGCTCAGCTTGGATGCTCTTGAGGCTAGCCTTCAGCTCATCATCATCCAACAGCTTCAGCCTGCCTTGTTGTAATAAACTCTTTAAATTGTTGTATAGGTCTTCCTTAATTATATGAGTTTTATGGTCTTTGCTCATCATCTCATAACTCCTGCTAGCATTATTAACTTCAACAACTTTATACTTATCAGCACTACTCTCTCGTAACATATCACATACAGCTATTCCCATACCACCAGAATCAATAAACTCATACTTAAAATCATACAATTTATTCAGCTCCATAATTCTCCTAGCGCTTTCTGTTAAAGCAACACCCTTAGTCACAATACTTTCAACATGCTGAGAATTACTATCACTAAGCTTCAATATAACTTCATAAGTAAACTCATCTCTATCCATACGAGCCACATCACACCCTAAATAATAAACCCCACCTCTTACTATGGCAGGCCTTCTTTTAAGGCAACAGACTTCACGTATGAGCTTATCAGGAAAGAACTGTCTTAATTCATCAACAAACTCACCCAAATACATCTGGGCATACTGCGCCTTAGTCAGCTGCTGCTTCTTGTGAGCTAGCCACTCATCATCCGCTCTTGGACAATCCTCTGTGCTAGTGTGGAAAGATGTAAACGTAGAGTCCTGGAAGCACTGATAATAATAACCCTCTTTGACAAATGGAGTAGATAACAGCCAAATAGAACCCTTAGTAACAGCTAGAGCTGGTATAACTGAATTCCAGACTTCTTCTGGAATAAAAGCAGCCTCATCCGCAATCAGCAGGTCTATGGTAAAGCCCATTATGCCGAATCCAGTATCACCTGCAGGAAGGCAGTATATCTTTGAGCCGTTCTTTAGGTTAATCAAACTCTTTGTAGGCCTCTCCTTACCTGTGCATATCTCATTATGGGCTATTTTAGACAAATTAAAGAGTATTTTATTAAATAACAGCCCAGCTTGACGCTCAGTCTTACTTATGACCATAATCAGCTTATCTTTGTTATCTAAAGCATATTTAGCAGCTTTGATGCCTATAATAGTGCTTTTGCCTACCTGTCTCCCACTACGCAGGCACATATTGCCTTTAGTCTTCAATACTTCCTTCTGCCAGCTATCAAGCTTCATTTCCTTTCTTTTCCATCAATATATCCTCTCATATACCAATAGGCTTCGATAATCTCTAAAGCTTTATTATAATCTCTTTTAGTATATATTTTATCAATCATCCTCAAACTCCCAAAGCTCTCTATTCTTCTTATTTTCATTCACAGCTAGCTTCTGCCTAGCTGCTGCTCTCTGATTCTTCTTCAATCTCCTTAATCCTCTCAATCAGCTCCTCAGCCTCTTTTCTTATATTCATCTTCATCTTCCAGTGTTGCGTGCAGTAGCCGCAAATCGCAGCCTCATGCAAGCATCTATCATTAGTCCATCTATTCTTCGTTGTAGCTTTGCATCTCATTTCTGCCCCAAGCCCTGCGGTCGTGAGTGTATTCGACACACCTCAGGCAATCCAGACCGACAAACCACCACAGGTTTTATCACAGTTAGCCGACTACACCAAGCCATAGTTTTTTAGGTGTTTGCTGTGAGCTTGTTTAGGCTAGTAGTGGTTTGCTAGCTGAGTATTTAAGTCTTGTGAAGGTAACATCTATAATATTTTTTAATT